CTCATCATATAAGGCCCTATTTTTCTCATATCTCCTTATAGCCCTCTTCACTACTGCCCTTGAGTTCTCATCACCACTACCCAAAATCCTTCTGGCTATCTCTGTCTTGTTGGTTACTCCAGACTTATATAAGTCCAGGATCTTGTTGAAATGTTCCGTGGCTCTTCTTAACATCCTTTAAAATTTTGATTAAAATATCTATGCTTTTATTTAATTCATCTGTGTCGTTGTCCACTAACGACTCGTACAATGTATCTGTTAGGTCGTTTATGTCGGCCATTAATACGTTTATGTATGTTAGTCTACTCATGTACAAGACAAATATAAGACTAATTTCTACAACTCAGACATCCAATTATTAAAAATTCTTCCCATATTGATTACCTCGTTATAGAATTCTCTTACCTCTTGGTCGTTCTCTTCATCAATCTTTGCGTATATGGTATCTCCAAGCTTGTATACCTCACTCACAAAATCATTGCCTGCTTTTTTAATTTGTTTTCTATAGAGTTGTGGAAAGTCATCCTTTATATCCTCCATGTAGTCCATCAGAACTGGCAAAATACCTACCAAGCACGCCAGCTTTTTCTCTTTCGAGATAGATTTGTTGTTCGTCATAGCTTAAGTCATTAAAATTAAAATTATAGTTTTCAGTTAGTAAATCTTCTTCGTTAAAATAAGTTTCATCCTTGTTACCTAAGATTGTTTGAACAGGTTTGTTTGTGAAGAATGAGTTAAATCTTGATGAGTCTACACCAAGAGTTCTTAGTATATTTTCAATTGGTGTACCCTTTAGTATAAGAGACATTATAAATTGATGGTTGTCTTGTATGTACAAGCTCTTATCCATCGCTTTCTTGTACCGAAGTTTTAATTCCATGCTCGTTTAGTTCCTTCATCCTGTACTCCTGAAGTGGTGACGGTTTATTACCAGGTCTTTTTACTTCAATAAATTCAACGTTAGAGTTTTTGGGTATTGCCACCAAGTCAGGAATTCCAGGTTTATTTGTTTGTATTAGTTTTATTACGTAATATCCTTTAGACTCAAGCTTCTTTATTATCTTCGTTTGTATCTTCTGCTCTGTCATTGAAGTTGCAATAGTACCTGCTAAGGTACTTTGTTACCTTCTCAAGATTCGCAAATCTAACAAAATTAAAATCAGAATCCAAAACTTTTATCTCTTTTATTACAATTGCACCATTCTCATATCCGTACTTACTTATCTCAAGTATGTTCTGTTCTGGTGTTTCAAGATCAAACTTGTCAATCAACAGCTTGATCATTGGGTCGTTCATTATTTTCATTACGTTACAATTTTTATTATTATAGACTTATTCAACCATCCAATAACTAATAATCTTTCTCCTTTAATTTTAGTGTATGCTAAAACTGGCAATAAAAAAAACATTTTATCTTCCATAATCTTTCTTAAATATATTTAACGTGTAACTCTTTTTTGATTTAACTGCCTTGTATATCTTCTCCTCTATGCTACCCTCTGTAAAAATCCAGTAAACTTTATTGTAAAGCCTGTCCATAGTTGTCATCCTATCCCTAGCTTGCCAGTAGCTAACGGCACTAAAGTCAATGCTATAAAAAACTAGGTAGTCAGCATTTTTTAAGCTTATACCCTCACGACCAGATACGATTTGTAAGGCAATAACCTTAAAATTACCAGTGTTAAACTCATCCAATTCTGTGGTCATGTCATCTCCGTATACCTGCTTTAGTGCATTTAGCTCCTCCTTGAACTTATAGAACACCCCTATTTTTGTGGTCGCAAATTGCGACTTCAAGAATTCAGCCTTAAAGGTTGACAAAACCATAGATCGACCACTCTCAAACTTTATCGTTCCACCTGCTAGCTGGTGCATCTTCTGCATTAACTTGGCAGGAGTATCTGCTAGTATTACATCATTGTTGCCCTCAACCACTAGGTCTTTCTCAAGTTTGTCGCTTATCTTTTTTATTATATCAGGCATCTCCACAGTTAGTATTTCCTCCTCAATCTCTGTTGAGAACCCAGCCTCTTTCTGTGTGTATGTTATTATATATGGAGACACAACGGACATTATCTCTCTCTCCTTGCCATAAGAATAGTCATTTACCATCAAACCATTTATCTTCTTCTGGAACTTGTTGACATAAACATCTGCCCACCTGTAGAAGTTTGTAAACCCGTTAAATGGATTAATAGGGTGCACCCAGAACTGATGGTATATCTGAGAGTAAGACTCTGGAGTTATTGTTCCACTTAATAGTATAACCCTTGGCATGCCACACTTTACAACTAGATTCCTAACCTGCTTTGTTCTTAAGCTGGGCTTGGGGAATGCGCTCATGGTGTGTGACTCGTCACATATTATTACATCAAAGTTACTTCGATTGACCTTGTGTATGCTCTCGTAGTTAATTATAACAATGTCAGAGTTTGGCACTATCTTTTGGGCATCAGACTCTATGGAAGATATTGCCTTTTTCTTAGTTAAAAATAGTATTGACTCATAACCAAGCTTGCGACATATCTCAAGGGATGTAAACGTTTTACCTAGCCTAACCTCCATAGCTAAACAAAGTATGTAGTTATCCTTAAGTATCTGTGCACCCCTTGAAGATATATCTATCTGATAATCACGCAGTTGCATCACATATGTTTTTGATGCACTCGGTCATCTCATCAACATCATCCTTATAAAACGTAATCATACTCTTTTTATATTTCTGGAACTCTAGCAGCTCCACCGCCACGTCAGTCTTGTAACTAAACTTGTCAATAACACCATCAATGAATAGTATGGTGTTGTGTAGGTCTTGCATCTTGTCAAGTATTTGCCCGTAAGCCTTGTCATCTTTTTTAGTGATCTTTAGGACTATCTCAAAGAACACTATCTTTTCTTCTAAAATTGATTTGCAGATTTCACTCATAATTAAAATAATAAATCGGGTTTCTTTTCTTCTGTTATAAATTCTACCATCTTGCCCATGGCTCCTCTGTATATCTTAGGTCTGCTCTTGTATTTAAACTCTCCCAAAGAATCAAGCCATCTGTAGAACCTGTTGTGTGATAACTTCCATCTACCATACGTTCCATAGTCTGGGAACTCTTCAACGAATCTGTTGTACATGGACATTCCTGGAACAGCAACGTTAATCTTCATGAAGTCATTGTCACTTGATGTGGCCCACTCCCAAAACTCAGTAGATGTCTCAGCAATGAACTTACGTGTCTTGAGGTTCATAAAGTCACACTTTACAAGACCCATTGAAAGATAGTTCTGTAGATTTGATATCATATAGTTGTCAAACCTAGACCACTCATCTCGGTCCCATCCGACAAACAACATGTGACCAAACTCTGTCTCTGGAGTAAACATCTTGGAGTAGTACTGCTTGAACTCAAGGTCCCACTTTCTTCTCTCAAAACTATTACCTGCACCCTTGATTGCGTAGTTGGTGGTTATAACAATCTTTGGAGAGTTCTCAAATGATATATGTATTTCATCTTTATTTTTCTTCTCCAATGTTATTCCTTCAGTAATTACGCTAAACAACCTCTCGAAGTCAAAGTTCTTGGCAACGTCATCAAACACTAGCGTTTGTGTATCTACCTGTACACGTTGGTACGGAAAAGATTTCTGAAAACTGAATCCCTTACCATCAATGATAACCATCTTCTTTATGTATGATATAGACTTAACGAATATACCCTTTCCAGTGCCTCCCTCTGGGTTGTCACTAATGACCTCATCGTTTAAAATAACGGCAGGACAATAGCTCGCTGGTTTGTAGCTGTGCAACAAAAAACCAATCGTTGACTCCATTGATTTTATCCTTCCCGAATTATTTCCGCTTATGTTTGATACGAATCTCTTAAACTCACAATCATCAAACTTTGTGACTCTAAAGTCTCTGTCAATCTTCTGCTTCTCCCAAACGTATCCACCAAGGTCTCTGTAATCAATCATGTCGATGCTGTCTGACGTTACCTTTACAGCACAATTCTTGTAATACAGGTAAGACTCATTAATGGTATCAACCATAAATACGGGGTCAATCTTTGCTACATAGTTTAGGAATGACTCCTGGAAGAACTTCGTATTCATTGCAAAGAAATTATAAACGCTCATGTCATCTACATGCATGAGATACTCCAACACAAAGTCCTTTATCATGTCCTCATTTGTGTCACTGATTATATTGTCGATTATCCTTACAAACACAAAGTTGTTTGATCCGTTGGGATAGTACTTATAAAACCCATTACCTTTTAAATAGTCTCTGAATAAGTGTGGTATAAGGTCTATCTTTCCTTTGCTACTCTTAGACCAAAACGTGTTGTACTCCTGCGTCTCAACCATGTCGTTTATTGCGTTCTCGTCAATGTCTGAGTAGTAGTTCTTTATGTCTCTTATTGGAACACCTTTCTTGATATCGTTCTTTATAGATATAGTCTTGTCAATATCCTCGTAGAACTTAGTGCCATGGTCAGATACGTTCTTGTATGCAGACCATACTATCGTCTTCATCTCAGAAGCCATTGACCCGTCATCGTATGACAACAACACATTTAGAGCCTCATCTTTATTGATTCCGTATTGATTGAGTGCTGATGCTAAGATAAATAGATTGTTGTTCCTGTATCCTACAACCATACCATGCTTCTTCTCCCACCACATACAAAGCCTTTTTATAACTTCGTTTGAGTCACTGATTCGTATCATAGGTGGAGGCTTGATGTTATCATTTGTGTTAACCATCTCAGACCATACCTCAGACAGCTCGTTTACATATATGTCAGGGTCAAAGCTCTCGTAACATACACGAGATATATTCTTGCATGACTTGTCAAACTGTGGGCAGTTATAGTACTTCTCAAGTGCTAAAAAATACTTCTTGTGGTTTGATGCATCGCTTGGAATTCTTACCAATAACTTGAGACCATCTCCAGACGGAGATATGAATAGGCAGTACGTGTACTTATCGTTAAACAAGTGCATTCTCATCTCCTGTAGCTCATCATCGTCTTTGAACCCATCAAAGTCTATACATATCAGTCCGCTATGATTTATGATAGCATTGTCAGCCCTCCTTGAGAACTCACCAGAAAATAGTATTGATGGTAGCTGTTTCTTTATGTTGTTTCGTTCTTCCTTTGTTTCAGCAGAACGAATCTTTTTTACTATATCTTTTGACTTGCCGAATTTTATCCTTTCAATGGCAACATCAACATCAACATAGAATGGCTTATCTGTTTCATTGATTGATTTAAAGTAGGTTATCATATTTCACCTTTTAATTTTTCTACATATATTATAGCATCCATTAATTCTTCCTGTAGATGGTTAAGCCACTGGATAGTTGATAAATCATTTCTGTCCATGGTTGTGTTGTACTTCTTTATTCCAACTAAAGATCTTGACCTAATCTTAGAGATAACACTCTCTACTACACTATCGACAACAATGTCGGCAGTTGACGTTGATTCCCATTTCATAATATTGATTTTAGATTTAAAAACACACACCTGCCATACCAGTGTGCGTAGAGTTTTTACCCGTATGGAGGCTAACCACAGAACCCTAACTGTAATCAATGTTGTTTCTTCTGTAGTCTAGAATTTTGTTCAACAAATTTTCGTTGTAGTTTGTCCAAAATTTTTTGTCTATTATCCTATTCTTATACACTGGTCGTTCATTGACCAATGGACTTATTGTTCTCGCAATTCCGAACTTAATAACCTGATTTTTCTGATCGGTTACAATTGTTTTAAAATTAAATCCAAGAACAGATTTGATTAATTGTCTATCTATCATGTTGTATAAATTAAGGTTAGTGATCCCGTTTGGATTCGAACCAAAGACCTACTGCTTAGAAGGCAGTTGCTCTATCCAACTGAGCTACGGGACCAATTAAAGTATTGCATTTAGTGTCAGAGCAATTCCTATCATTATTCCTAATAATATTCCGTACACTAGACCTAAAAGAAATCCATTCATTATTTATCTAGTTTAATCTGATTATCGTCAAGTATCTCATAGAACTTGTCTCTGATTCTCTCAACCATATTCCACTCCTCCTCACTTAGCTCCTCATACTTCCATAGTGTTCTGATCTCCTGAGATATATCCCATAGAGCTAAGTACATCTTGCTACCTTGTATAGCAAGGTCAAATTCATGCTGGTCATCGGGTAGGTTAAATTCAAGTGTTGCTTTCATATATTTCGTTGTAATATTGTTCTGCTTCATTATGTGAGTTAGGATTGTCATAACATCTCGCCATTAAATGCGCTCTAATTATCTGCTCCTTCTCCATTTCTTTGGCTTGTTCAAATATTTGGTCAAAGGTCATATTTTCATACCAATATTCATTGCACATTAATTTCTCTTTAATATACTCTACTGCTGTTTGTTTCATAGTTCTTGTTGTTTAAAGGTTTTACATTCCGCATAACAGTTGCTAAAAGACATTAAAACGTCATTTAGCTTTGTGTTAGCAAACATATTAAGATTGTCTGCTATATTTAGATACCTTACCTTGTTTTAGTTCATAAAATTCGTTTTCATAACAAACTTCGTAACCACTATCTCTCATTGTAATTATTAAGGTTTCACCATCCTTTGTTTGTAGTTTTATCGGATTGAAAACTTCTTTTAGAACTATTGTTCCGTGTTCATTTACTTCTATTTTCATATTAAAATACGTTTGCTAACAAGGTATATACGAAATACCCTATTAAGGTTTTTATTAAATTTTTAAGTTTGTGCTTATGGTACTTCGTATATACCCAACCGTTATCTTCCAACCACTCTACTGCTGTTTGTTTCATAATTTTTCTATTTCTTGTTTTACTTCTTCCCAATAGTCATAAAATGTATCCGCATCTTCTTCTAGAATAGGCAAGTCCATTTCTAATATTTCATCAACTGCAATTAAGGAACATTGTTTGGCGTTATACTCATCAGTAATGTAACCATCTATATCATCCCATTGCTGTGTTGGGGGAATAAACTTCCTAAATAGTTCTTTTGCTTTCTCTCTTGGTGTCATAACTATATAATTAAATAACTTACTTGATATCACAAATTGTGATCTTTATTCTGTTCATTGACAGAATCAACAGCGTCATTTAAGTTTGGTATAAACAAACCTACTGCTTCTTTTAAAGAATTATATATGTTCTCAGCATTCTCTCCCCAATACATATCGCAAGAAAATCCTCCATCATTTATATGAAATGGTGGTTCTAGAAAGTATGCCTGCCTAAACTCATGGGGCTTTGTCGTGTATCTTTTACACGCTGACTTTAATGGGCAGTCAATCCCAGGACACATTGTTATATCGCTCATTTTAATTTAAATTTTCTTGTTTCTACTTTACCCTTGCAGTATAGCTCAACTCTGTAGCTACCAGTCACTATGTCGTGAAAGTATATTACACTTGCGCTGTCTAATGGTATCTTTGGAATGTACATCTTACTATATCTGTACACAGCTATTGAGTCGTACTCAACGCCTAGATTAATTGAATATGCGTCACACTTTTTTGCAGTACTGCAAGACACAAGTAACGCAGATAGTATTATTGTTACGTACTTCATATTGATTAAATTAAAGTGGGTAGCATGACTACCCACCTTGATTAGCAGCAGATTAAAACGGTAACGGCTCCTCCTCGTTTACTGGTGTTGCCTTTGGGGCTTCACCTAGAGACTCAACTCTCCAAGCCTCAATGTTGTTAAAGTATTTGCCGTTATACTCTCGTCCACGAATTCTAAACGATACCTCAACCTCTTGTCCCTCCACAAACTTGTCAAGAACGTCAACATTCTTTTGAGTTAGCTGAAACAAAATATCCTGTGGATACTGATCGTGTGGCTCGTTCAATACGAACTCTCTCTTTGTGAACTTCTCGCTCACTTGTACTGATGGGTTTATAACCTTTAAAACCCCCTTCATTTTAAAATCACTCATTTGTTTTTATTATTTAGGTAATTAAAATACATTTTTGCATACTCCTCAGCCAACCTCAACTGACCATCCATCCAAACAATGTCATCGTCTGTTAGCTCTACTTTCACAATCGTCACTCTCAAGTTATCACTCAACTCATCCATGTAGTGCAAAACATCTGTCTCGTTGTCTGGAATGAACTCCTCTGGCGTGTTGCTCAACACAAACGCAACCTCTCCGTCTCTCCATTTTTGGCCCGTTGTTTTTTCAAGCATGTAAAGATAGTGTTTTACTTGCCAATCGTAACCACTTTCTTTAACTTTTTTTAGTGCCTTGACATCGCTCTTAGGCATTGTCTTCTTAGACCACGGACTCTTTATGTCAATTACCTTGCGTAAGATAGGGTCAACAATGTCAGGGTGACCAGTAGATATTCCGTATGATAAGAATCCATACTCGTCAATTGGCATTAGCTTCTCATAGTCTGTGAACATGACCCTGTTGTACACGTTGATAGACTCGTCCTCAACCATTGTACCCTTGGTCATCTCTCTGGTATTCACGGTAGTTCTAAAGTCGTACACCCTCTCGTCAATCATATCCTCTATGTACGTCTTAGCACCATCGCTCAACTCATCTATCCTGTTCATCCTGTCAGTTAGTCCGTTCATCTCCTCGGTCTGCTTGAACGTTCTGTCTTCCTTAGCTTTCAACATGTCTAACTTTTCTTTCTGCTTGTCTGTCAGTCCTCCCCGTTTTCCAGAGAAGAGTGGGTGACAACTTGATGATCTTACATTAATCATTGCTAAACATTTTTAGTTGGTCCTCAGTAATGCTGTACTGCTTCTTAATCTTCTCAATCGTTGTTCGCCCAGACTTCACAGCGTCAACAGCCTTTACCAACTGCTCGTCAGTTAGACTAGGTAGCTCCTTCTTTGGCAACGGACGAGTGCTGAATCTCAGCGCATCGACCAGTCCTTGAGGACTCTTGACCTTCTCAGTTGTTATTACGATTGTCTTGCCAACGTAATCGTTTGGGTCAAAAGAGTTAAAGAATGTCTCAAGCCTCTTGAAGTTTGAGCGATTGCATACCATGGGCTTCTCAAACTCTTTGAGCTTGACGAACACCTTGTCCTCCTTGCCCATCTCTCCCACAAACGTGTCTTGATAGATTTTGTCAATTGTTACTTCTTTCGGCTCATACTTGCCGTTGACCTCCAAGTCCCATGCTCCCATGTACTTGTTGTCTTTCATTAGATTTCTCCAGTGTGCCATATTATATTTAATTGATTACAAAGATTTTAAAATTTTCTCTAATCTCACAAAAAAACTTTCTTTTTTTACAGAAAGTTTTAAACTCCTACGCTTAAGGCTCTCAATATCGTAAGACCCTGGGTTGAACTCAGATATGCGAATCATATTGTTTATGATGCCCAACTTCCTGTCACATACGTCAATGTTAACCTTAAGACAACCAGCCTCCCACCCTATATTCTCAAAGAACAAAGACTGCTCACCAGTTATCGGCTCGTAAAAATCAGATGCCGTCATCGTGTTCATTATCCTAACGGATCCGTCCTTGTCAAACTTCTCTATCTTCACTCCGTTGTCAATGAACCAAGAACTATCTAGTGTTCTGAATATTCTATTCTCAGGGTCGGAGACTATTCTGTCCCATACTTTCTCAGTACTCATGATTCTTTCTTTTATTTTTTTCAGGGTCAAAGTACAGCATGTATCCGTCACTAACAAAGAAGTCAATGTACTCAATGTAGCATACCAAGAACACACTCTCGTAACCAGTAACGCCTCTCGTTACTAATGTTACATAAACGTTGTCAGTATTTTCTTTCTTGTAGAAGAATGAGAATATCGGAGTGTTTGGAAACTTCTTGTAGTTGACTACGGTCTTTGTTGTATCGACTCCGTTCATGTACAGGGCAACCTTGTGAGCCCTGATTGCATCGTAAACGTTGTCAAACTCCTTGTGGTACTCCCTCTCTATTCCGTTCTCTCCCATCTCAACAGACTGGTATCCTGACGGAAGTTTTAACTGAGCATTACCAATGTAACTTATAAGTAACATCGGTAGAATTAATTTAATTGTTCTCATTACTTTTTTTTTAATCGTTTAACATAAATGTGTGTGCAGACTTACTGCCAGACATATTGAACTCGTATGTGTCAGACTCGCACGTGATGTCTCCCGTCCTGATAATCATCTTGGTTGACTTGTGGAAGTCATCAACAAAGCCCTCCTTGCTGTTCATATCTAGAAATATGTATACAGACTTGTGGTCCTTTGATACCATCGATGCAGACTGGTACTTCTTGTAAGAACCATTGACCACGAGTGCCATCTCAACGAGAGACTGCTCGTCACAAACGTATACGTTGGTTATGTAAAGAACTACGTCTCCGTTGATGTTCTCCATCTTGAGTATGGAGCTACCTGTTCCTGAGTTGTACGCTATCTTGTACGGATCGTCAATACCGTTGTCTACCATTTGAAATTTCCACTGGGACATGGCTTGTGTTGTTGCTAGCGATAGTGCTAGCGATAAAATTAGATTTTTCATGTTAAAATAGTTTACTAAATGATATAATAATTCCAAACGTACATATGGTTGTAACCAGAAGAAAAACTAGTGTTAGCTTACCTGAAATGTGTATGCTCTTGATGGATAGTATGTACGAGACTGCCCAACATAGAGTCCATAAAAATAAATCTCTCATTGTGTTATTTTTTTAGTTCATCAATATATCCTAACACGAATCCAATCGCCACGAGGAGATTCATTCCTGCCGACATTATTACCTCGTGGATGTCCTCGTATACATTTAACGATAGGTGTACGTGTCCTACAACCCAGAACGGGATGCTTAAATTTTGACTTATCCATAGTACTGTGTATTTAATTAGTTTAGACATGGCTTTGGTGTAACGATTTGTACTACACTCTTCTCTATTGACATGATGGTTGCCTGGGGTAGTGCCCACTCGAAAAACATTTCTGCCATCTGCTCGTCATGACAGCTGATATTAATCCTTAGCTCCTCACCATCCTGTACATATTTAATTAGGTATCTTGTCATAGCTATAGTGTTACTTCGGTTATTACATTTTCTTCGTAAAACGGCAGGTCGTGGTCTTCAACTATGTATGCCGATACCATGTTGTTTAGCCAGTCCTTATCGTTTATAAAGTTGTCCCTTTCGTGGTAGTCAAAACACACATCATACGTTTTGCCCCTTAGTTCAACCCTTGACCACTCGTTTAGGTTGTTAAAAAATATCTCTACAAAGTCATCACCTACATATAGGATTATTGATCGGTAGAACGGATTTACTTTTGCTTTCATAATGGTAAATTTTTAATGATTTTCTCTAGCACTCTAACTACAATGGAATTTCCTGCCTGCTTATAGGCTTGACTATCTGATACAGGCCATGTAAAGGTATCAGGGAAATCCATCAATCTAAAACATTCACGTGGGGTTAGCCGTCTTATTTTCACTCCGTCCCATAACCTAGTTGTGTTGTGATGTGGCTCTGTTAGTGTAGGTGAGTGGTCCTGAACTTTTCTGTTGTACGTGTCTATTACTTTAGGCATACCTATAGGCAGGTCATTTTGCTGAATGGTCTCATTTAGCCTTTTGCAGTTGTATTGAATGACCCCCTGATTGCAAGCTGTATCTAACGTCTGAGCTACTCCCTTCCCCACTCTGCCTCTCCTGGTTTGACTGTTAGGCACTGAGAAGTTGATGCTGTCTCCCTCAGTAGCCTCTTCGTATCCTTTTGATGTGGCTGAGTTGATTTTAATCACAGGCTGTCCGCTTCTATCTTCACGAGCTCTTGCAGGTATCGTTGGGCAGTTGCCATCCTCTATCTCTCTGAATCCTTTGCCATCTTCATGTGTTCTCCATGTACCTATTTTTATGCTGTTGTCAGTAGGGCATAAAGCTGCATTTGCTCTAATACAACTAGCAACGTCATCACCATCTTTGGGTGTAAATATAAATCCTGTCCCCTTTTCGTTATGGTTGTCGTTGTGCTTGGTGAATCCGTTAATCATCTTCTCACTTAAAAAATACTTGTCATCAACATTCTCCTCAAGCACATCCTTGAGCCTCTTAGTTAGCTCCTCATCTTCAGGCCAGGTGAACGTGTTGTCATGGTCATCTCGTATGCCTATCAAAAATACTCGCTCCCTGTTCTGTGGTATACCGTGCTTCTTAGCGTTCAATACCTTCCAATGCAAGTGATACGGAACGGAGTCCTCTGTAGGCATCATCGTGGCTATGCCATTGACCGACTTGCCTCCCAAGTAATCAATCCACTCTTGGAATGTTCTTCCTATCTTGTCTTTCTTGTTTGCCTTGTCATGAGATAGTAAACCCCTGACGTTTTCAAAGATAAAAAATCGTGGCTTGTTGACCCTGATGAACTCTAAACTATTGAAGAATAATATACCCCTATCGTCATCTTTACCTAACCTCTTCCCTGCCATACTGAACGCTTGGCATGGCGGAGAGGTCATGTAGATATCAAGTGATTCAGATGGTATCTTGCGATCATAAACATTCTCAGGAAAGTATTCAGGCTCTCCGTAATTTTGTATGAATGTTTGTCTTGAGTATTTGTCCATATCACATGCAAATAACTCCCTGTAATTTATTCCAAGCCTGGTTAAAGCTTGATTAAACGCTCCTACTCCTGAGAAGTCGCTTCCTACTTTTACTTCCATAATGTTGGTTTGTGTTGGTTTATGTTGGTTTTGTGTTGATTTTTTTTTCTTAAACCCTTGATTTTACTAGGATAATGTTAAAATGTTAATTTTTATACCCTAATTCGAAAATAAAAAAAATATATATATATAGTATAATAATATATAGAAAAAAATATTTCTTAATATTTTGGGCAAAAAATTGACATTTCGACATTTTTAAGCGTAAGTCCTTGTAAATAAAGGGTTTAAGTTGTGTTGATTTCATTTAGAATCAACATCGGTCAACACTAGAAACATTATCGTTATCCCCAATAGACTGATAGTCAGATAGTTATGCGTGTCTTCTGGAATGTCGATTTTTCTTTTGCTTAGAATCCATACAAATAGTACGAATATCATGGTCATTTTGCCTATTGTTTTCATGGCTGTAGTTTTAGTTATTTACTCTCATCACAATCATCAGTTATGT